TCAAGCACCTAGACCAATTATACCATTACCAGGGTGTGGGTGGAGGGATTTCACAGGGGCCATCACAAGGTATACTACCATAGTCTACGGGACAAACAATCTCTAGGTACTCCATATCAGGACTATAATCATAAAGATAATGTACGATACCTGGCCGCTGTTGGACGCAATCTCCGGCTTCTACCAAGTGTATCTTATCTTCATATAGAAACTTAGCCCAGCCTTTTAACATATAAACAATTTGAAACTCTGCTACATGATAATGCCAACCTGTACCACCAGATTCAGGTGGTAAGTTTGCTCTAGTGATATGTGCTAATACTCTACCATTGGTAGCATCAGCAACACCTAAATCTCGATATAAAAAGAAATCTCTGAGACCACCACTTTTGAATTCTGTGTCTGTAGGTTTGTTATGTATAAATTTTGTATCGCCTTGCGCCATATTAATTACACCAAGATTGTTTGGCCTCACCATAGTATTCTCTTGCGTATCCGTTCTGTATTAATGCCATACGCAACGATTGACCATCAAGTAATACATCACCAAGAACTCTACCACCATACTTGTCCCAATCCATTAGTATAACTTGTCTACTTGTTGCTTGTGATACCATCTTCTTGGTAAACTCTGATGCGGCAGCACCTCTAGTGGCTTCTGATTCACATTGAGCACGAAATCCTTTTTCTGGAGTATCAACACCAAATACACGAATTGATAACTCTTTCTTTAGTGGTTCTGGTAACCATAGTGCTTGAAATGCCACAGTATCACCATCAATGACACGGGTGATAACTGCATTGTATGTTACACCTTGTTTTTGTTTTTGTGCAAACAATGGTGTAGATAGTATCAATAATACAAGTAATAGTTTTTTCATTTTTGTTCTCTGTAAAATTTAATTGCCTCAACTAAACCATCTATGTGGTCTTCCGTTTTCTCTATAAAGATAAGAGGTGGGTTATCTTCAACTGCCATAATAACTACCAATTTATTTATAGGTGTACCGATGAGTTCTTCATACATCAAAGCATATGCAGTTGTCTGCCAAAAATAATCTAAAATATTTTCTCTTACTTTTATTTTTGCAGATGTTTTAAAATCAATCGATGCTAACTCACCATCGAACTCAGCAATACAATCTACACGGCCTGCCATACCTAATTGGGTTGACCATAGAGCCTGTTCTTGATAGTGTATATTGTTAATACGATTAAGTTCTGGTTTAAGAGCAACAAACATTTCTTTGGCATCAGGCATCATATCACCTGTACCTTGATTGTTTAAGTATCTCTCACATAGAGTATGAACATTGGTACCACGGCCTGTGGCCTTCTTTGAGATTTTGTTGGCAACTTCTTCACCAACTCTCTTACGCCATGCCTTGATGGCTTCTTTCTTTTGTGCACCTAGAACGGTAGTAACAGATGGCAGCCTAGTCCCATCAGGTAAAGAGTAGTATCTTTTACCGTCAGGGAATGTGGTTGATTTGAGGTCTTGCAGAGGTTTTGGTGGGCAATATGTAAACATAATCTAATCCTATCATAAAACAGTTATATAGTCAAGCTGTAAATATTAAGATTCAGGTAATCCCATTCTAATATTTTCGGCTTGAATTCTTAATTGTTCAATTTCTTCTTCACTAATTTGTCTTGCTCCTGGTGGTACTGCTGAATCATCGGGATCAGCCAAAAGTGCAATTGATGTTTTAATTGATATTATAGCCTGATTGCAATCATTACAATGTAATGCAGCAATTTCTTCTTGAGAAATATCTGAATTGCAATTTGGACAATTATAATGTACCCATTTTTCTAAATCTTTAATAATCATTTTTTATTTTTCTTTCTATAAGAGACTTTTTTAATAATCATTGATAAGTTCCGTAAACTGTTCCAAGTGTTACAACTGAAAGTGTGCCGCCTCCCGAACGAATTGCATATCCACCAAGTCCTCCAACACCTTGGGTTTGTAATGGTGGATAAGTCTGAACGCTATTTAATTGGCCACCTTGACCTGGTCTTCCATCACCCGCCCAAGGATTTTGGTCTCCATTGTGTGAACCTCCTCGGCCGCCATATGAACCCACCATAAAAACACCTGAAGTTTGTACAGCTCCACCATTTCCAGGTAATGGATTTGGATCACCCGTCCAAACATCATATAAACCTATTCCAGAACCAGTAGTTAAACCATTTGCACCTGCAGATGGATTTTGAATTCTAGTCCAACCAAGATAATACACACTTGCACCTTGTGCACCTCCGAATGAAGCAACACCCTGATAACCCGTTCTACCACCAGCCCCACCACCTCCACCTTCATAAACATTTGCATCGTATACGGTTGATCCTCCTCCTCCACCACCACCGCCTCCACCACCGATAATTCCGTTATTGGTTAGTGATAAATTTGCATATCTAATAATTGCATCTCCAGCATCACCTCCATTTCCACCAGTTCGAGCAGTTCCATACTCAGGACCTGCACCTCCGCCACCGCCGCCGCCTCCACCACCGAAGATTGCACCTGTGTTAGAATTAATTAAAGTGGTTGAATAAGAAATACTCATACCTACACCTCCAGGACCTCCAGCACCTGCAGTAGCAGCACCATATCCTCCATAACCAGCAATGACTCCATTATTAGTAACAGTCACAGTAGAATAAGTTGGAAGTGAGCCTATGGTAAACGCAGGAGTTCCGCCATATCCAATTCCATAAACAGTAGCACCATTACTAACAGTTATATTAGCGAGAACAGGTTTTACTCCATCCCATCCAGCACTACTCATAGCGGAATTTAAATTATAATTAGCTGTAGTACCAATAGTTGAAGTAAATACAAATACACCTTGGCCATTATAAAAATTGGCCATGGTTATTACACCTGAAGTCGGTATATTGCCATTGATGGGTCCTGTTCCATCTGGATAAGTGCTTCTAACTATTCCTCCACCACGATAGTATTCACTTAAAGATATGGGATTGGATCCTCCCATTTCAGTTTGTATTTGTGAGAGTGACAACGCACCTGAAGCTGGTAGTGGCATAGTTTTTTATTATTTTTATTGTTAAACTTATATTTATGCTAGTTGTAATATGATGTTCTATGTGGATCGAATGATGAGGTAGTTACCTTCTCCTCATACTCTCTGACGTTTCTTGATAATTCTATTAATTCTTCTTTAACTTTTTCTTTGTTGTTATATTCATGATATAGGCGCTCTCTTTTTGTCATTATTCGCTTTTGGCTCATGGAACTCCTTAAGTTAGTTAGAAATAATTTACCACTCTCTTGGCATCTTAGTTTTGTGGCTCTTGTGTAAGGTATTACCTGGAATAGTATCTTTCATTCGCTGGATAACACCTTGTTCAAAGGCTTTGTCAGCAGTCATAGTACCTGGAACAGACATACGACCAGCATCAGAGAATACAGGCAGGTTTTTGGCCATAAAGTGTTGTTGTAGATGCGGATTCTTCTCTTTAAAAGAACGGAGAATTGTGTGGGACATTTTGTGTTCTTCAATTTCATTTGTCTCAGTATTTAAGAAATCATATGATGGCATAACAGGACTCTTTCGCTTGTTTTAACATATCAGTCAACCATTTTGGTCGTTCTCTACTATTTATCTTACCTGACCATGACCATAGATGTTCTTTATTCATCACATAGTACCTACGATAGGAATTAATAGAATCACCTGCCAATTTACATTCATCAGGCATGGCTGGTGTTGGTTCGGTGAAATCTTTAGTAGCATCAATATTGGTTGGTGTAGTTTGTAATCTATTTACCAAGCCACTACTCTCACACTTATGTACCTTACCATAACGGTATGTATATTCTTTACAACACTCAACAAGTAAAGTATACAACCAATGGTAATTCATAGCAGATTGGCGACACCAAACTGCCGAAGGATGATTAAGGTGAGTAGCAGAATACAACACAGACTCACGGTCATCAGGAAGAACATATCTAGTTTGTTTACGACCAGTTTTACCGAGGCCAATAGACATAGTGCCATCAAGAAAACGGTGAGCAGTAGAAAGAAGTTGAGCATATTCAAGTATCATTTTTATACAATGTTTATCAACGTGCATTTGAGCACAAATTTTAGGGTCATTATCTAGATAAAATATATTCATAACATTCTCAATAGTCCAACAGTATCAATAGTAACTAACAAAAGATAGTTAGCCAACATTCCAAACGATTTGCGAGTAAAAGAAGCCCAAGCATACATAGCGCAGCCAAGTATCCAGAGAGGATATAAGACCAGAAGCGGAGGATTGGGTACAGTAAAGGCCATCGTGATTGCGCAACCAATACTGATAGCCCAAGCAAGCAACTCAACAATAAAGCGAAAACGATTACTATACCAATCATTCTTAATCCACTCAAATGTGTTTAAAAACAAATCATTCACTTTAACATTCACTACTATCTAACTTTTTAGATGCTTCTCTAGCCTTATCAAAGAATTGGTTAACATCATCCAAATCATCATCATCAACCAATTCAGTAGTCTCAACAAAGTCATTCACAATATCTATTTGACCTTCAAACACATAACCACAACCTCTGAGGAACATTTCAAACTGTTCTAATATACTACCCAAAGATTCTGCTTCGAATTCTATCTTTCTCTTGGATGCTATTGCATCTTGAAACGGCATAGGTTCATACTCACCGGTAAACTTAAATTTCATAATTTTGGTATCTCCATGGCAACAGATTTTAACGCTTTAACTTTCTTGGCAATATCTTCAGATGAAACCATCTGCATTGCTAATTGTTGAAAGTGTGTATAACTATCTCTTACTTTCATTGGGCTTTTACCACCAACAGCAGAAGCATCAGAGTAGAACAATGCACAACCACCTTCAAGTAAAGGAGCAATTTCAATAATTGTATCCAAATTTACTATCACTTTACATCCTTTTTCTACTGATTCTACTTCAATGAATAAACTCATGTTGCTTCTCCTTGGTTAGTTGTGCTACGCTCTTTGTATTTTGCCATTTTAGCCTTCTTCTCGGCTTCTTCAGCATCAATCATCATTCTTTTCCATTGTGTATACTTCTCACCATGTAGGCCAGCAAGCATACGCTTTGATTCTTTACTTAGTTTAAAATCTTTATTGGTCATTTTTTATCACAATCTTCCACTCTAACTAATGTCACGGTTGTTTTACCTACAGGCCTAACAAAGTGACATTCGCCTTTGACTGACCACACTAAATGATTCTGTATACCACCTTTGAAATCAATTAACGAATCTAATTCTGTTCTGTTTACAGTATAAATTATAAAGGCAAACAACATAGCCCATGAACCATAAAATACTATTTGCATTGCACTATCTTTTAATTTACTAATCATAATGTAATCCATCCTTTGTAATATGGAATATAAAGTATAACACAAACCATTGCTAATATCAAGCAGATACAGCCTAACTTTACCATTTCTTCATGGTAATATTCTTTCTCTAACCGAATCATTTCGTTCTGTGCCACTATCATTTCTTGGCATTCTTCCACACCACCAAGCATCATAATGGTTTTATCCGATTCTTTTAATCTACGGTACGCACTCACATAATGTATTATACTAATCATATTAATCCCATAAGTTTTGGTAGTAACGACCAAACAATCTATAACCATTTGCCTTACGCTTCTGGTGTGCCTCTAAACCTTCACGGTCAACTTTGAGTTTGTCCATTCTTTCTTCCCAATCTTCAATGCCACGGCTTTCAGAGTGGTCAAAGAATTGAGCTTCATCATCATCTTTGAGTTCTTGTTCAAATGCCCAAACCATTTCATTCATAATCCAATCCCAACGCTTGAAGTGGTTGTCATCAGTATCCCATTCATTCTCTTTTGGTGGTGCTGAAGTGGACTTCAATTCATCTGGTACATCAGCATCATCTGTAAAAGGTGCACCATGTTTCTCTTTGTTTAATTGCACAAGCATTGGATGAATGATATAAGATAAGGTATGATCCATTGACCATGTATCGTATCTATCAATCTTCACATAACGAATTGTTGGCTTGATTACCTCACGAATTCTTTTGATGACCTGACAGATAGGTTCCAAGCGGTCACTCCACTTTTCAGCCCACTCAGGTCGGTCAACAAAATTTACATCTTCAACAATACCTTTATCACGATGGCACTTAGACCAATCTGTCCAGAAAAAGGTATAATCAATAATTGTATATGGGCTTATCCAATGGTCAGGATATCCATTAATATAAACTTTCATTTCGTTTTCTCCGCTAACTCTTTATATCCTTGGCCAGTTGGATGTATTTTATCGGCCGACAATTTACTAATAGGTAATACAATATCACCCCAATCAGAGGCAATCATTCTTACTATTCTTTGTGCTTCAACATTCTGTGGTAAAATCCAATATACTCTTTCAGATTTTATAATGGCACGGGTGCCTCTCAACTCTAATTCGGTTTGTATACCTTTATCGTTAGTGCCTAATGAAATGATTGTATTAACTGCACTTACATTTAAGTTATAATACTTTCTATTCCATTGAGCACTATTGATACCAACTTTAGAATAACTAACGCAGTCAGGTCTATGTGTAGCAATACCTTTTGCGATTGAATCACCAATGATTAAACATTCTATCATAGTTTACTTAGGCTGTCAACCAGTCTACATGGTTTTTAATGGTAATTTCTTCTGAGCCATCATAATCTTCAACGATGAATTCAGTACCAATAGGCAACCATCTAACTTCCAATTGTTCAACACCACCAAGATATGGCATACTGGCATGGTCAACAATACCTAGTAAATCAGCAATAAAGGCCTCATCAATATCCGAACGGAGGCCATTCTCTACCATATTCACCAATACTGGATGAAATAATAATTCATCCACATGATTCCATGTATGCCAACCACCACCAAAACCTGGTGATATTAATACTGCTACTTTACCATCTCTAATAACTTTTTGCATTATAGTTCCTTTGCGTCATCAATTAATCGGTACATTTTACTCTGTCTATCTATTATGTTAAAGAACAGCCTCAATGTATTATGTGCATCATCATCAGCACGGTGTGGTGTGCCAACAAATTTCATCTTGTATGTTGCCATAGCAGACTTCAAACCACCCTCTGGCCGTTTGGTATTGGCCAATAGTTTCAACACATACCAAGTCTTTACATCTATCCAACGATGTCCAAAGAATGGGAAATGTATACCCTTCTCATTCATCAAGGCCTTCAACTCAACACTATCCCCGCCTCCCCATACAACTGGATTGACGAATGGTTTATATTGATTAACCAACTCACCAAACTCCTCAGCAAAGACATGGTAATCAACCGAATTATACTTTACATCATCATCAGTAATACCAGTAAGCTTAGTGATAAATGGAAATATCTTTTCTTTAGGATCAAAATACCACTTGCGAGTGATTATAGAATTCTCCATATAATGGTCCCAAGTACCTATAGCCACGCCAACCTGTATAATTGGTGGGTTTGGTGTAGAACCATCTTCAGCATTATTCAATTCTAAATCTAGTGCTAGGTAATACTCTGTTGCATTCATTCTTTAATTCCAAAATGTTCTTTAATCACTTCACCAACACCATCATCGGATGTTTCAGTAGAAGCTACCATTGCACATTCCCACACAATCAACTCAGCAAACTTACTCAAGCGTTCTTTTTCTTTTAACCCGTAAGTTTCACTAAATCCAGCTTGTATCACAAATTGTTTAATTAGTTCGTTCATCTGGTGCTACCTCAAATGTATAATTTCTTTTCTTTGCAAAGGCCTCTGCTTCTTCTAATGTACCAACCTCATAACCTTTATCGGAATGCTGTTCATCAAAATCATATACAATATGCATAGTGCCCATATCTCTGTCGTCCAATTGCTTCTGCCAATTCTGTAACACACCAGCACCATACGCACTCATGCCTTTAGAATTCTTATAACAAGTGTATACGCTACCAGAATGGTTATGCACCTCATAGTGTTTATCATGTTCAATCACTTTGGTAACACCTGAACTGATACGCCACTCATCAGAGCCAAGATATCCACCATACCAATTACCAAATACTTTATACAATACTTCACCTTCTTTATTCTCAACTCTAATCAATATCCAACGGTCTGGTGTATAATCACTCATCTTTAACTCCTATAAATATTTTCAATGTTCGTTCATCATCTTGTAAACTGACTTTATCAATTACAATATTCCACTTTTCATAAGAGTTACCATCATAGTCTATTACAACCAATCTGGTAACCTTACTTAAATCAAAATCAAATGGCATTTCCATTACCATGTCCTTATATCGGTTATATCAACTACAGTATCAACTAAGGTGATATTTTGTGTTTCAATCAAATCAAATCTAACTTGCATAGTGGAACCAATTGCACTTGTAGCAGGATTTTCAATAGTGAAATGTTCTACCTCATTGAAGTGTTCTACTATTTTATTCAGCTGCTCTAATTGCTTTCTACTAAGTGTTAATGATACCATTATATCTCCAAGTATTTTAATTGAAACTGGTTAGCAAAGCTTTCATAACCAATGTAACCTCTAGGATTACAAACCACTCTGGTCTCACCAATCATATAATCTGATACATTGTGCATATGGCCATGAGTCCACAATTTAATCTGTGTCCTGTCCATAATAAAACTAGACAAATCAGATTGAAAAGCTCCGTTCATTACCGTATCACCTTTATATTTCTCAGCAATACTCAATGGACTTGGTGCATGATGACCAACTACCACATAAGTCTTGCTTGTATCTTTTAATGTATCATTAAAGTATGCTAAAGTCTCTTTATGCACGCTATATGATTGCTCAGGTGACCATAGTGATGGTTTCTCATAATGGTCAACTCTTTCAATAACCAACTGGCCATCTTCACCTCTAATCAATTTACCATCTTCAATTTTGTAAATGTTATTTTTATGCTTCAACATAACATTACTATTCTTAATCAGCCGAAAGTCATTCATCATCTGAGCAACTTGCCATATTGTGACCTCATCACCTTTATTCATATCAGTCCATAATGTGGCACCAACAAAGGTAACATCATTAAGGGTAACTGATTCTTTTTCAAGAATATGTAAATTAGGAAATGCCAACTGAGCCTTCAATGTATCATGAGTCCAAGCAATATCATAATCATAATGCTCATGGTTACCCATTACATATACAATCTGTGGAAATTGAAATGCTATACGCTTAAAGAAATCTAAAACTAAATCCTGTTTGGCCTTTTTCTGACCTGAACGGAATACTTTAGCCGTGCAGATATCACCGCTGAGGATTAAAACATCAGCGTTGCCATCATTCTTTAAGTTAATATCTCCGAATTCTAAATGCAAGTCGGATGCTAATGCGATTCTCATACAAAATTCTCCTTTAATACAACCATTATAACACAACCAAGGGTGGTGTCAAGTTATATATGTGAAATGTTGTATAAAAACAACACAATAAGACACCATAGGATTGCGTAGGTGCAATTCCCATGGCCTCTAGTGTATCAGTTTATCATCTATCTTTGACGCAAACCTACAACTCGGATCATTTTGGATACTGTCAACCAATCTCCAGAAATCATCTTCACAGCCTGTGTTTTGCACCATCAATAGAATCCTACCAAGTAGGACACCAGATAATGATAAAGGGGCTAATTTATGGACTGTGCCCCAATGTACCAGTTTGGTATCCACTTCTTCAACTAAATGTAGTAATTGGTTATCATCCATATTAGTTTAGTATGTTTTGGTTACGAAAATTCTCACACATTACAGAAACAGGCACTTGCAACTTACCATGGTCTGTTCTTACAGATAGGTAGGTGATTTTTGGTTGTAACTGAACTTTGATGCACTCACGAGCAGCCGCAATCACTTCGTTTTGATCCATGGCTTCTGGACCCTCATAATTCTTCAACTTGAATACAGTTTTGGTACTTGAGTCAGGTTGAATGTTTGCAACTGGTGGTTGTTTCCACTCTATTTGAACTGTGGGTGGTGCTGGTTGATTACTAGCACAACCAACTGCACCGATTACAACTAACAACGATAATAACAATTTTGATTTCATTTTATTTCCTTTTCATAATATAAGTTAATACTTCTTTTGCCTCACTACATTCAGATTGTAACACAAAATGTTCCAACCTGTCAAGCCCATTCAAATAGTTTGCCACTTGAAGGTTTCTTAATACATCACGCAATTCTACCAATGACCTAATATCTACTCTGCGCCATTGATTGTAATCCGACTTCGGTTCATCCACTATATTGTCTCCTCTACGATTAGTTTACCAATGCCAATGTATTCTTCAATGGCGTGTTTTAATTGTGTCCTAGATGTTTTGGGTGCAATGAATACATACTCTAATTCAGGATTCACACCTTCATCTTTTAAAACACCATTCAAATACTCAATGGCTTCTTTAGCATCTGTAAATTCTTTCATGCCTTTGTTGTTAAACAGAGCTGGTTTGGCAATATATTTGGTCATTTCTCAACTTTCTTTCCTTTTGATGCTTTAATAAATGGTACATCGGTTGCTTCTAGTAATTGCTGCCTTAATGCGTTACATTCACCAGTAATCATAGCGTTATCACGCACCAATTTCATGTGGACATCTTCAAAGCAATCCCAAAGCTTATTGAATTTTAATTCATACATTTGGCGTAGGCCAACTAGAATGCTAGTTGCTTCTTCTAGTGTCAAATTATCTTCAATAATACCTTCGGATATATCTTTGATATCTTCAGTAACTCTCCAACATTGCATAATCTGTTGTTCAAAATCAAATCTATCACTCATTTAAAATCATACCTTTTAATAATAATACTGTTTGTTGCAACATTGTATTTGGTGAAGCGATATGATACACAATCTGCCATCATTTTTGTATTCACTCTATCAAATACACCCAAGTAATATGCCTGTTGTTTCTGGCAATCCATCTTATCTTCATATGAGGAGTGTATCTGATAATTGGTCGGTGAACCTAACCAAAATATTAGAAACCAACTCATATAATCATTTCTTTAGATAATTCTTTGATACGGAACTCCAACACACCAATGGCTGTATTGAAATGACCTGTGCCGGGTAAATCTGGTCCCTTGTAATAATATCGGCGTAGTGTTTCAACTTCAGTTTGTAACACGGCAATATACTCTCTGCTACTAATATCATGGTTCTGCATTATGCTGTTTCCTTTTGTTTAGTTAATAATGATGATACTTCTTTCCATTCAACATCACGATAATCTCGGACATACCATACACCATTATCAAATAGATAAAAGTATTCTATGCCAGCATCATCATAATGCTCAATAAAATCTGCTTCTGTTTCAAATGTTCTGAATGATGTATTCTCACCACGGTCACGATTATAGAATTTACATTGATATGATATAGC